CCCAACCATAACCTTTACAATAAACTTTGGATCGGAGCTGGCTTGCAGCCGCCTCGCCTCGAGGAGGGCGGCGGCAAGACTGCTACGAGCCAATTCATTATCAACTATTCTTGCTGATTGATTGATCGAGGAAATTAATAAACTCAAGTCCTCTGTTATTATTTCGCTCAACCATTGTGGAACTTTTGCTACCCACTTTGGGCCTGTACTTTGATTGATAGGTGCTGGCGTTGCGTATCCAGTTTCGCCATGCTGCTTGCCAGTCTGACTTGGCATCTCCATTGGCAAGCCAGTAGTCGATAAACTTATCTGTTTCATTATCTAACCTCACTTCTGGATGCTTCTCCAACATCAGATTGATGTTACTCTCGGTGGGCTTGAAGTCTACTTCTATCTTCTTTCTTTTGTTTGATGGTTCCTTATGGTTAGTAGGGCATACTGCCCGGGGTGGTAGGGCAGACTGCCCGGGGTGACTTTCTGTCCGGGGTGACACACTGACCCAGGTTATTTTGTAGATTGTACTCCGACCTGGCCTCGGCTCCATCTTGATTAGGTTTAGGTAAAGCAACCCCATGATGCCACGCCTGACAGTCCTCTCGTTCAGGGCTGTGTACTTCGAGATCCTTTCAACGCTAGGCCATGCCTCGCCAATAGGGTTTGCATGGTTTGCTATACCAATAAGGACAGCCTTCATTACAGGGGCTGAGACTTTACAATCTTTTCTATCTAGCTCCAGGTTGAAGGCATAGTTCAATGCCTCTATGCTCATGGCAATTTGCCCTCCCATTTCTTGATGTCCTTGGCCGGGATCTCTACGATTTTCATATCGTAAAATGCTTCGACCATTTTTTTCTTTAACTTGTAAACATCTGTAATCATTCCCTTTACATCTTCATAAACCATTTTAGTGGTGTATCCTCTATCGTCAACGATTAGATATTTGAAGTCAGCCCTATAGTTACAGATGTGTTTATTCTTAATTGAGATGGACAATTGAGGTTGAGTTTCTAGGCGATCAATCAGCCCATCATTTTGCAAAACAATCAACTGCTCATATCTTGTTGCTTCAGAGTCGGAAGCAAACCATAGCTCATTAACTCTCCGTCCATTGGCATTGTACTTTCCTTTTCTACCGATTGGATTCTTCATCTAAGATCTCCGTTTTAATCTTTATATTCAGTGCCTTACACCAGCACATGAAAGAGAACAAGGTAGGAAACTTGACGCCACTCTCCCACTTATTAACGTAGGCTTCTGACACTCCTATCATGTCGGATAGTTCTTGTTGTGAGATCTTGTGCCGCTCACGATGGGCTATCATTTCGAGTATGAGTTCACGATAAAACTCAGTCTCAACTCTCGTGCCTTCATGGCTTCTTAATGTCGGTGGATTTATCTGCTTGTATTCCATTACCGTCATTTGGTTCACCTTCTATTGCAGTGACCACCTTTGCCCCATAACTTGGTTCCTGGCAATCATCACAATAAATGGACCAAAGATCATCTATTGTCCACTCCCCCAGAATGGGGTCCCATTTAGTCCAGGCATGCCGGACTATGTTATGGCTGTCGCAGTTGGGGCATAACATATATTCAATCATTGCTCATCTCCTATTAGCGGTTCCATTGAAACAATATGTTCTTTCCCCTCGACAAAATACCTGTAACGATTGTCTCTTAGAATCTCTAAGATAATTTCTTCATGAATTTCTGGATCTGTTTCCTCGTCCAGATCTACAACCATATTATAGATCTCGATGTAATGGATCTCGATTTTGTATTTCATTTCAGCACCCTCCTTTGAGTTCGAGCTATGAGCCCCGCCTCGTAAGAGGTGGGCGGGGCGAATAGGTCGGACGATCAACAAGATTTCATTCGAGTATAGATCATCTTAGCTTTATAGGTTTCGTACTTCTGATAGTAGCCGCCAGAATACCTAGCACAATCAAGAGCATAGCCATCTTTTACCTGGGCCATGCCGATGTCAACACCATCATCTCGTTTGCACTCGGCAACCAGTCGTCGGTAGCTTTTACCTTTGACCTTGCAAGTCAAACGAAATTTCAAAATGGTTTTCTGAAGATTAAGTTTGGAGTTTGCGCCATACATTGTAGACATTTCCGGCGCATCGATGCCCCACAACCGAATCCTAGTCCCACCCATATCAATGGTATCTCCATCGATAGCGAAGGCAAATCCTACTAATAGCTCTATCATCCTGTTCTCCAAAATAGGCAAATACAAGGGGGGCTTACCCCCCCCTGCCTGGATCCGGGGCGAATCCCCGGCGATTCTAATTTGAATGGGGCCAGCCGGAGCCAGCCCCACTTTGGTTATCGAGAGGAACCAGACCTGATAGCGCGGGGCGCTGTCTGCTGCTCATGTTCCAGCTCAGATGTTGTTTCCGGTGTAGCGATTGCTACCTTGTTTGCTACGACCCGAGCGGCTACCTGTTGCAGATTTATTTTGGATGGTGTAGCCACGAACTCGCGGCCTGAATCGGCCTTGTAGGCAAGAGCGAAGTGTCGGAGCATTTCTTCCTGAACTCCAATCAAAGCCTCTTTATCAAAGACCCTTTCCTGAGTCCGGCGGATCTCCCACTCGTCAAAAACAGGAGCGCCATCTTCCATTGACTTGAGCTTTGCTCTTTGCTTATCGAGATAGACTTTGTCGTTTTCAATCGTCCAGCTCAGGGACTGGCAGATTGAGCGCATAATGCTATGGCGCAGATATTGGAAGCCATCGTAGCCTGCCTGATCTGTGTCAGAAGGATCACGAGTGGTGAAGTAGTTGCGGATTACGTTGGATACATCTGTTGAAGTGATAGTCATTGTGCTTCTCCTTTTGTTTACCAGGGCCACCTGGCGTGGCGCTGTAGTATCCTATCCCGCAGCTTGCGGATCAATGGGCGTAGTCCGTAGGATGCTTTTTTTTGCGCCCCTCGCGCAGCGAGGAACGCGTATGTGCGAAGCACCGCGAAAGCAAAAAAATGCACCCATTGATGCGCAGACCGGGATGGATACAAAGCCCAAACGACAGGGGAGAACGGGTAAACGAGAGAAGCCGGACAGTCACTTGACAGAGTAGGCGACTGCGCCCTACTGTAATAACTCGGGAGTTGCTGATGGCACTAGTGAAGGCAGAAGATAACACCAAGCTGACTGCAAAGCAGGATGCGTTCGTAGATGCTTATGTAGCAAACGGAGGCAACGGAGCAGCCGCAGCCAGAGAGGCAGGTTACAGCGAGAAATCGGCACGCATTGAGGGCCACAGATTACTGCGCAACCCGCTGATTGTAAAAGAGGTTTATGAACGCACAGTACTCGCGCTAGGTGCTAACCTTCCAAGAGCACTGGAGACGGTATCGAAGCTAAGCACTGAGGCTAACTCAGAGTACGTTCGCCTTGAGGCAGCGAAGGATATACTAGACAGGGCCGGACTGAAGGCACCGGATCGTGTTGAAGCTCGTCTGTCAGGTGACTTCAAGGTGACGATAGACCTGTCCTGACAGTCATTTCGGCACCCCCTGTATAGTTATCAACAGTCGTTCCGGGTGGGGACGGGCGGGGGGGCCTTGAAACTGGCCGCGACTGAACGTGTCAATCACCCCCATAAGTATTTTTCCCGCTCAAGGTACTTCAGTCCATTTGCATCTTGACTGGCTCTAAATTATTTTTCCCCCATGAAAGGTTCTCAATATGGCTAGTCCTGCATGGCAGCGTAAGGCTGGTAAAGACCCCGAGGGTGGCCTGAACGAGGCAGGCCGTAGGTCTTACAATAAGCAGACCGGAGGGAAACTGAAGGCTCCGGTTGGTGGTGCGCCCAAAAGCCCCGAACAGATGAGGCGGCAGGGATCGTTTCTAGTCCGTATGGGCTCATCGAAAGGCCCATTGAAGGACGAGAAGGGCAGGCCCACGAGGCTGAAGAAGTCGCTAGAAGCTTGGAATCATAGCGGAGATAAGGCCAGCGCGGTTGCCAAAGGTAAGCGATTGCTGGCAAGATACCAGGCATTGAAGAAGAAAAAGGGTAAGTGATGGCTAAGATGCCCCCATTGGGTAGCGGAGAACGCTACAAGAAGTTAGTCGGTTCCCTCAAGGAGAAGGGTGCAAAAGACCCGAAAGCTCTCGCTGCCTATATAGGCCGGAAGAAGTATGGCAAGGAGAAGTTCCAAAAACTAGCTGCTAAAGGACGAAAGAATGGCTAAGAAAATTGGTAAAATGAAGTTTCCGGTTACAATTAAATCGGAAGCACAGGCCGAGAAGATGCATAAGAAGTATATGGCTATGAAGGCCGCGGCCAAAAAGAAGGTAAAGAAGTAATGGCTGTAGATTCTGCAGAAATGCCTTCTGCCTTTGGCGCTGGCCTACAGGAGGACGAGAGTCCTGTCATGGCCTATAAGCGCCGCATGGAAGATCTTGGTACTCAGGTTGCTCTATTTGGTGGACAGTTGGGCGCAAAATCGGATTCTGATATTAACGCCATGGTGTCTGCCAACGAAATGACAGCTAGGGGTGCTACGGCTGCTGAAGCGTTTGCTGCAACGGCACCAAAGGGGGAAGGTCAGTATAAGCGGACAGGTTGGTTTCGGGGCGAAGATAATCAGTGGCGCTTTGAAATAGACGACAGCACGGCATCCTTAGATAAAGATCTAGTTGCAAAACTTAAAGATAAGGAAACATCTAAGCTTTCACAGATCTTGCAACATGATGAAGTATTCCAACATTATTCATTTTTGAAGGATGTCAATGTTGTAATAAATAATAATTCCAAGTATTTGGCATCTTATAATGATGATACTAAGACCATCGAGATTAATGTAAAGAAACATAAAAACTCAGACATGGTACTAGATAGTATTTTGCATGAAACCCAGCACGCAATTCAGGTTATTGAAGGGTTTTCCTCTGGCTCCAATCCTATTGCCGCTGGCAGTGTAGCCGCCTACCTTGCCAATAAGGGCGAAACAGAAGCCAGGCTTGTTGAGTCCAGGAGGAATCTGAGCCTCGCAGAACGAAAGAAGCAGCCCCCATTTAGGACTAATAACGACCCGATTGGGAATCTTATACGCTCTAATATAAAGTAGGGATCTTTGCCATGATGACAGCAATTGCAATGTCTATGGGGGAATGGGTTAATTTACTCGTAAGCTTAACAATTTTGGCCTACCTTATTCATAAGCTATAGCTATGGCAGACATTATAAAGTTTCCCAAAAGCAGAATAGAAAAAAAAGATAACCATGCGGATATGGAGGCTTTGTTTAAGATTCTTCATGGCAAGATTCGCAAGGTTGTCATCATTGCTGAGCTTCTTGATGGCAATGGCTTTGTTGGTACTTATCCCAATGAAGTAGATCGAGAAGATAGTCAGGAATTGTACGATATTGTGAGCGAGGTGATATTTGACGCCGAACCTTATAATTGACGAGGGTGGGTTTAGCACCCAACTTTCTATTCAGGACCGTAACCGATTGCGGTCCATTGTCCGCGCTGTCCACCTAAAGCACTATCCAAAGCACATGCTTACAACACTTGAGGTCGATAAGCTCATTGATGCCTGGGGTCCTGAAATTGCTGGACGCCTTGTAAAGCAGGCAGTTGACAGCGGGGCTCTTGGTTAATGTTTTCCTATAAGCCTGGCGGTGAAGTCCTTAAAGCCTTTATGAAGGACAATTCCTTCTTTCGAGGATTACGCGGCCCGGTAGGATCTGGCAAGTCGGTCTGTTGCGCTGTAGAGATATTCCGCCGCGCCTTGCAGCAGGAGCCTGGTAGGGACGGCAAGCGCAAGACAAGATGGGCCATTGTCCGAAATTCCTACCCACAATTACGTACAACTACCATTAAGACCTGGCTCGATTGGTTTCCAGAAGATATCTGGGGCAAGATGTTGTGGCATCCACCGCCATATACCCACCACCTAAAGCGTGGTGATGTGGAGATGGAAGTCATATTTCTTGCCCTCGATAGGCCAGAAGACATCAAAAAACTCCTATCTTTGGAGTTAACCGGCGTCTGGATTAACGAGGCCCGCGAAATTCCCAAGACAATTGTTGATGCCTGCACCATGCGCGTAGGCCGATTTCCCTCTATGAAGGATGGTGGTCCTACATGGTACGGGGTGATCTGTGATACCAACGCCCCGGATGAAGATCATTGGTGGCCTATTATGTCTGGTGAGGTTCCGCTGCCAGATCACATTGGTCGCGAAGAAGCATTGATGCTGGTCAAGCCCGACACCTGGAACTTCTACAACCAGCCGGGCGGTATGCTTGAGGAGAAAGATAAGAACGGCACATTGCAGTCCTACAAGTTGAACCCAAAGGCTGAAAACCGCTCCAACATAACCCCACAATACTATCCTGACATCATTAAGGGTAAGTCTAAATCATGGATTGATGTTTATGTTCTGAACAAATTCGGCAGTTTGTCCGATGGAAAGCCTATTTATCCCATGTTTACAGACGAGTTACATATTGCGAAAGAACCGATACTGCCGATTGCTGGCCTTCCAATTGTCGTTGGTATGGATTTTGGTCTGACCCCGGCGGCAGTATTCGCCCAGAATGTGCGTGGAAAGTGGCTGATTCTTGACGAATTAGTGGCGGAAGATATGGGTATCGTCCGATTTGCTGAACTATTCCGCAAGGAGTTTGCACTCAATTTCCCAGCCATGAAAGCTATGGTTTATGGCGATCCTGCTGGTGATTATAGAGCCCAGACTGACGAGCGTACACCATTCCAGATCCTGCGAACTGCTGGAATCAAAGCATACCCGGCTGGAAATAATGATGTTTCGCTACGATTAGAGGCCGTAAGTGGTACTCTGAACCGCCTCATAGACGGACAGCCTGGATTACTTGTAGACAAAAAATGCGTAAATCTAATAAAAGGGTTCCGTGGCGGCTATCAATATAGACGTATGCAGATTTCCGGCGCGGAAAGATACGAAGAAAAACCCAATAAAAATAAATTTTCCCACGTTCACGATGCTTTGCAATATGCTTTGATTGGTGGTGGAGAGGGGCGAAGCTTGCTTTCTTCTGGGAAAAATAATAAACCTGTAATAGCTAGACAATCATTTGACGTATTTTCTCGTGACGGTTTGAAACCAAGGCATAGCAGAATAAGATTCGGTCCATTGTAATTGTTTTGTTTTTCTAGCAGTCCTAACCTAAAGAGGTGATTCATGTGCTTTGACGTACCAACCCCACCGCCGCCACCGGCAGAAGATCCAAGAGCAGTTGAGGCGCGGAAGGCTGCGCAGGAGGAGGCGGACGCTGCCAAAACAGCCGAGAAAGAGGCGCGCCTGCGAGATCAGCAAATGAGGGGAGCTGGTATTGGGTTCCGCACGCTACTTACTGGCTCACGGGGTGGGTCTGGGTTTAGCCGTGGTCTATTGAGCTAAATGATTAACGACTCAGAACAACTCCCAA